GGAAGCACGCGATACTGAGAGGGACCCGACGGGTCATGATTACTCCATGAGCGTTTCATCCTTTGACCTCATGCGCACCTTCAGCGGTGGAATGCGCCAAAACCTGCCTTGCTACATCCACGGATTGCTCGGCGACCTCGGCCATCCATTTGACTACGCAACCGAAGAAGGTTGGAAGCCCTACGCTGTGAAGTCCACGGTCATCGTCTTTGGACGATTGAGCGTGCGCGTAACCGATGATGGACCACTACCTGCCATCAAGACCCTCGGCGTCTTCGCAGTCCCACGCCTCGCCATCCCTGCTGGTGAAGGCGGCGACACATCAACAACGCAATATGGAGAGTGAAAAACATGCCAAACCTCAACGATTTGAAAACAGAAGCCACGAAAACCTTTGACCCAACCACCGGCGAAACCGTTCCGGTTGCTTCGGTTGAAGAGAACGAAATTGGACAGACGCTTGTAACCTCGCCCCCGCGAAGCAAACCCATCGCCGCATCCGTGTGGGATGAGATTGTCAGCGCGGGTGAAACCGTCCCCAACAGCATGATTTTGTGCGGACTTGTCGGACCGGAAGGTGTTGGTAAGACGGGCATTGTTTTGGACAGCATGACCGAGGAAGAAAAGAAACGCGGAGATGTCATCTTTGTGCTTGACTTTGACGGTGGCGGACAGACGACACGCGTGACCCATCACCGTGAGTTTGCCAACAACATCCGGTGTCTCAACCCGAATGTCATGTTCCAAACATTTGACGAAGACGGAGAGACTCGTGAAGCAAACGACTACCCAGCGACCCATCGTCGGGTTATGAAAATTGGACAGACGCTTGTTGACTGGGCCGCAAACCCCGGCGACAAACCACGCCTCCACTCCGTTCTCTTTTCCGCAGTTGACCTGTGGGATGAAGTTGCAAAGAATTGCATGTTCATTGAAGACTTGGGGACAGCACCCGATGGCATCGGAGCCAAAGTCAAACCTCATGAGCAGGTCGGCATGCGGTTTAATTGGCAGATTCGCTCAACGCGTTTCCACCAACTCACTACCATCGCTCGCACCTTGATGTCGCTTGGAGTCCGCGTCTACTTTGAGACTCACTTCACCGACCTCATGGACAAGGCTGGTGTCATCACTGGAAAGAAGCCTTCTTGGGAAAAGCACACCGCCAACTACCTCAACCAAATCATTTACTTCCACAAGAAAAAGGTGCGCGGTGAAGACGGCTCACCTACGGGAGAAACGCGATACGAAGTTGAGTTCGTCAAGTGCAAGACGAACCCCGAACTTCTTGACCAGCGACGGACCATCATGGTCACGAAGCAGAACGCGTCCCCCGAATGGTTCGGTCTTCCGGAACTTCGGGAGGGCGAGATTTGAGTTGGAAACGCACCGGGACTCCCGCACACAACAGCGCCACCGCGCGTAGCGAAGAAGACCATCCATACCTGCCGAACCCGACCTGCCCCGTTTGTGCTGGGTCGGGTGAGGTGGTGATGGAACGACCTCTCCGCAACTACGAAGGCGAATGCGTTGATGTTGAGTTTTACAATTACCCATGCGATTGCGTCTTTCAAAAGTGGGTCATGAAACCCGAACCGAAGTGCAATCAATGCAACGGAACAGGTGCAGTTCAAGAACGCCTCCTTCACCCTACAACGAAGGAGGAATACATTATGTTCCACGACTGCATCTGTCTACGATTTGTCAAGGAGATGACCGAATGAACGAAAATGAAGTAAGACACATCAAAGGAAAAAAGAGCGCGCGACTTTGCGGTTCCAAAGGAAACTACGAACCTGTCGGCACGAACACGGAGTTGCCAATTTGCCACACTTGTCAAACCATCCACTTCACATTGACGGGGGAGATGATTCAGTGAGCCTTGTTCAAGGGACCTTCAACAACGATTCACTTTGGGCTTTCGTGACAGGGTTTGGGGAAGGTGTCAACGACCTTCGTTGCACCCTCGCTGACCTGCGACTCAAAGCATCCGTGGATACAGCGACGCATTTCTTCACCAAGACCATCGGCATTCATGGGGTGGAAGACGACTACCGAGCAGGTATTATCTACATCCCCGATGTTCACAAAGTCGGCGCGTTTCTCAAAGCATGCGATGAAGACTACACAACCATCCGGCATGTCGGCAACACGCTGACATTGAAGAACGGTAACAACGAGTTCAGCACACCAACTTCCGATTACATCATGTCGCACACCACCGTAGACCGAGCCGAGATAGCCGTTCGCGATGCCGCACAGAACAATTGGACCAAACTTGGTCGCGCGGATTTGGAATGTCATGGGACGCTGACCATTGGTGCAATTCGTGGGATGACCGCTCTTACCAAAGTCATTGGAAAGGATGCTCCTGTCAAGGTTTGTGTGGCTGATGGTGAAATGACAATCGCCGCTGGAACAAACCGTGGCGCGCGTATGACCCGACAATGCGATGTTGACACCGATTACAACGGGACATGTGAAACAGTCTTCGGACCTCACTTCCCGAAATTGTTGGACCTCATGCCATCCGGACCCGCCATCTTTCACATGGGAAACAAAAGCGCGCTTGTTATTGTTCACGCTGAACTTGCATGCACGCTTATCCTCAAACATCAAGAGGGGGTAGACCAATGACCGAAGAATGTTTAATGTGCAACGGTGAAGACTGCGACTCACGAGATGACTACGACAAACTATGCAAGGAATGCTACCGTATGGTGACATGGCCGAAGGAGTTGGACCAATGATTGCTGACGCTATCTACCACGACGACCGACCACCGACAATCTACACCCGATACCGTGATGATAAGGGCGCGCTGATTGAAAATCTTGTTACCGACTACAAGCCTCACATGTTCATCCCTACATCAACACCGGAGTTCCGAATCAATCAAATGCTTCGCTCGTTCCCTACTGCTGAATTGTTGAAGGACAAGACCTACGAGGGGCTTGACGGTGCTACGCTTTGGCGTGTTGAGACTGACAACCCCTACGACATCGCCGCCATGCGGAACATGTTCAGCCGTTCCTACGAAGGAGACATGCGCTTCGTTGACCAATACTTGGTTGAGAACATCACCGAGATGCCGAAGTGGAAGCCGCGCAAATGGTGGTATGACATTGAGTGCAATACCGGCGACGACAACTTCACGACCGTCATTGCCGTCATTGACTCCGACATGGACCTCCCCGTTGTCTTCGCTTGGGCTGATGAACGCACCAATTGTCCTTACGAAACCCCGCCCGAAAGCGTCACCAAGCGACGCAAAGTTCGTGATGAAGAATACAGACTGCGCCTTTTTGATTCGGAGAAAGCAATGTATGATGGATTCCTTGAGTTCCTTCATGCACGCAACCCCGACATGATGATTGCTCACGCGGGAACCTTCTTTGACATCCCTCACATGATTGAACGCCTTGACCACATCTACGGTCATGGTGGCTCGCATAGGTTGAGTCCACTCGGCATCATCCGATACCCCAAGAAGGGTGAGCGATACCACTTTGACGACCAACCCATCGCTGGCCGTTGGCAATTTGACACCGCGGCTCCTGCACAATCCGGCACAGGATTTGAGCGCGTATGGAAAGACAGCGGTGGTGGACAACTCCCCAACCGTAAGTTGAACACCATCGCTGAAACGCTTGGGCTTGGTTCAAAACTTACCGAAGAGATTGAGGGGATGGATGTTCACAATGGCTGGTATGAGTATTGGTCCGAGTTCGTTGACTACTGTTTGCTTGACACCGTTCTTCTTCGTGGGATTGATGAAGCGCGCAATGTTACGGACTTCTTCGTTGAGATGGTGCGCCTTTGTGGTGTGTCTATCCAATCATCAACCAATGTGTCAAACTTCATGCGTGGTTTGCTTGGGCGCAAGACCCACTTGATTGCACCTTCTCGCATCAATGTGCAAAAGCCCGACATTCAAGGAGCGGAGTTCATCATCAAAGAGAACGGCCTCTATGAAGGCGTTGCTGTTGTTGACTACAAGGGGCTGTATCCCTCACTCATGACCGGTTTCAACTTGTGCTGGACAACGAAGCGAGATGGCCCCGGCCCCGGCATCCTTGAGATGGAAAACGGAACCTTTTGGGACCAAGAAACCAAAGGCGTTCTTCCTCAAGTTGTTGACGACCTGTTTGAATACCGAGCGTTGTGCAAACAACGCATGCGCGAAGCAGAAA